CTCGAAGAACTATTACGCGAAGTACAGACGGGCAACGAAGCACTAGCAGAGATGCTGGCAGATTTGGCAGAGGACAACGGAATACTTGATGACCTAAACAGCGGCGAAGTCATCGAAGACGAGGTGCCAGAGCCACCACCCATACCGATTACAAAGCCGGGCGACTTGTGGTTGCTTGGCGACCATCGGTTGCTGTGTGGCGACTCGACGAAGGCCGAAGACGTACAGCGGCTGATGGCGGGGGCGAAGGCAGATCTGTGCTTTACGTCACCGCCATACGGGCAGCAACGCGACTACACGAAGGAAGGCAAGGAGAAGTGCCAGGACTGGGACGGCCTGATGCGTGGCGTGTTCGGCAATCTGCCGATGGCGGACTCCGGGCAGGTGCTGGTCAACCTTGGGTTGATTCATCGGGACGGGGAGTGGATTTCATACTGGGACGGATGGATCAAGTGGATGCGAGAGCAAGGATGGCGGCGTTTTGGTTGGTATGTCTGGGATCAAGGCGCAGGTCTTCCAGGGGATTGGAATGGTAGGCTTGGGCCGTCTTTTGAATTTGTTTGGCATTTTAATAAACAGTCGATTCGGCCAGACAAGTGGATTGCAACAAAAGAAGAATCAAGAGCAGCAAAAGGTAAGGGTGGCACAGTCGGATTTCGCAAGGAGGGTGGATCGGCCGAGTGTTATTCGCCAGACAAAATCGGCCAAGACTTCAAAATCCCAGATTCAGTGATTCGGGTTAACAGGAATAGCCAAGACGGAAGATTGCATCCAGCAACTTTTCCAGTAGCCTTACCATCTTTTGCTATGAACTGCTGGGATGGTATCGCCTACGAGCCATTCTGTGGCTCCGGCACCACGCTGATCGCCGCCGAGCAACTGGGCCGCAAGTGCTACGGGATGGAGATCAGTCCTAGCTATTGCGACGTCATCGTCAAGCGATGGGAAAACCTAACAGGCAAAAAGGCAGTCTTAGAAAATGGGCATTCGTGATACCCGCATGATGGCTCGCGCACTAACACAGCGGTGGCCGATTGATCCAGAGCAACGCAACCTAATGATGCGGGTGCTAATGAAGATCGCAGCCGACGCCAACAATTCACCGCGCGAACGAACCTCGGCAATTAAGGCACTGATCGCAGCGGACCGCAACAACATCGAACAGGAAAAAATTCAACAGAATGACGAGCATCATGGGGACAGGCTCGACATGGAACGCCTTCATCGAATCGCTGAAGTCGCTAGGAACCTCGGATTTGACTCGATTGCTCAGCGAGCTATCGAAGCAGGATCAAGCAGCGATACTATCGACGCTGATACCTAGCAGCACCGTCAGCGATGAACGCAGCACCGATGCTACTCGCAAGCGATTAGTTCGCAGCGAAGCAGCGCGTATTGCCATTCCAGAAGTCAAGAATCCGCAGCGTCGCAAGCAATGCCAATGCGATCCAGAGCTATTCCTGCGCACCTATTTTGCATCGCGTTATCAGCGTTCGTTTTCACGTCTGCATCGTGTGATGATCGACACGATTTACGATCGAGCTAAGTATGGTGGCAGGCAAGCAGTCGCAGCACCTCGCGGCGTCGGAAAGACGGAAGTCGCAAAAGGAATGCTTTGCTATTTGATACTAGCAGGCATGGTTCGTTTTCCGCTCATTATTTGCGCGACATCAGAATTGGCAGGTCGCATCTACAAAGACTTCCGCAGCAAGATTACGAATAACGAATTGCTCTACGAGGACTTTCCAGAGGTGTGTCATCCAGTGCGTGCGCTAGAAGGTGCTCCACAGCGTGCAGGTAAGCAGCACGTCGATGGGGAGTTGACGCGAATCGCATGGACAGCCAACGATTACCTGTCGCTTCCTTACGTTCCAGGTTCATCGTATGGCGGCGTGAAGATGTCCTACTATGGACTTGACTCAGCCTTCCGTGGCGTAAACATTGATGGCGACAGGCCGGATTTTGTTTTGATCGACGATCCCGAAACGAGGGAATCGGCAGCATCGCTAGATCAAATCCAAAACCGTGAAAACATGGTTGACCAAGATGTGGCGGGCCTCGGCGAGCTAGGCGACAACATCGCCATTGCACTACTGACGACGGTCCAGAATCGCTACTGCTACTCATGGCGAGTAACAGACCCAAAAATTAAACCGGCTTTCAACGGCGAGCGGTTTGCACTTATCGAGCAATGGCCTGACAATATGGATGCGTGGTACACGTACGTCGCTAAGCGCAACACCGAAGGCGAAGTCGCGGCAGCAGGATACTACCTAGCAAGCCGCGAGGAGATGGATCGCGGGCATGTGATGCTAGTCGAAGATTTCCAGGAAGTCGAAAAGGACGGCAAACAGCTCGTACACTCGGCACTGCAAGCAGCATGGAACAAGATCGCGGAAACATCGATGGCAGCGTTTCGCACGGAATATCAGAACGATCCGGAAGAAGAAGAGGCGATCGAAGGCAATGGATTGACAGCCGCGAAAGTGCAAATGCGGCTAGCATTAGAATTGCAAGGCGAACTACCGCGCGACACTGAATGCGTGACGATTGGACTGGACATCGGAAAGCATAGTTCGCACTGGGTGAAGATGGCCTGGCAGAATCCAGCAATCGGGACGGTGATTGACTACGGGGTAATGGAAACCTACGGGCTGACGTTCCAAAGCGAACAAAGTGCGATTGAGTCGGCACTGCTAGCAGCACTGGAGTCATGGGCAGATGACATGCGCAGTGCAAATTCGCTTTTAGCTTTCATCGATTCCGGAGCGTATAGCGATGCCGTATATACAGCTTGTCGCAAGTTAGGGCGTCCGTTTTTTCCGTCAAAGGGCTGGGATGCAGGACGCTTTAGGATGCCGCAGGCTAGGACAAACGACCGGATACCGTTCCAGCAAGCGTTTGCCTCGAAGCAAAACAACGAGGCTTTGTGGTTGTATAACCTCAACACAGAGCACTGGAAAACGTGGGTGCATCAAAGATTTCTAATCGAAAGCTACGATGCAGCAGGCGGAAGGAACGCAGGCAGTATTGCGATCTACAATCACGCAGGAGACAAGAAGCGTCACCTATCATTTGCGCATCATATCGTCGCCGAGGAATTGCAGCTAATCCCAGTTCATGGCGGGGCCGTCAAGCCAAAGCTCGTATTAAAGAGTCGCAATAATCACTGGCTCGATGCTATAGCAATGGCCTCTGCTGCGGCAGCGTGTGTTGGGATTAAAGTACTTGATGGTCGCGAAACCATACTGCCTAATGCGAAGCAGGAGCCTCGAAAAACAATCCATCAGTTTCGCGATCCTTGGGGTCGCAGTTTTGTTGCCAGTAAAAGGACATAGCCGTGGGGAAAAAGAAAATGGACGAATTGCCAACGCTCGAAGTGTATCAAGAACAATCAATTTCGGAATCTTCCGAGATTAGCCAGCCGAAAAACAAAGAGCTTATCAGTCTTGGCATTACGATACCAATTGCAACCGAGATCGATGGTTACGCGACGCGAAGAATCGACACTGCACTAAATCACAAAGAAGCAATCGCATTTAAGGCGATTCTCACCGCGCTTAAGTCACAGAGCGCAAAACTTAAATCCGGTCGCTACGTCAAAAAGTCTGCCGACGTTTATCGCTGGCTCGCAGAGAAAATTGCGGAGCAATATGCCAACCACAATCGACACGGTGATTGATACGCTAACGGATAATGCCGACTTCGCCGCGACAAATGATGTTGCTAAAGCAAAATCGTTTTTAACCGCAGCGATCCAGTATCTCATTTTGTCGCCAGCCAGCCAGTCCGATCAAGGCTCTTCGATGTCGATCGCACCGGAAACGGTAAAGAGCCTGATGACAAAGGCGCAGCAACTTGTCGATGCAGCCGGTGCAGCAACCTCGGCCAATAACGCATCGGTGCGATTCTTGTCTGTCGCGCAAGGATTTCGCCGATGAGTCGTCGCAAAAAGCAGACTGTAGTTCAGACGTTTGATGAATTTCGCAGCGACTACGATATGTCGCGAGAATCGCGATTCGTTCGCCGTCGAACTGGACTAGCACCGCAGGGCAGCACAGCCGATTACCATTATCGCGTTGAGCAGCACTACTACGACGACATAGAAAAAGCACGCGACATGGATCGCAACGATTCACTTGTCGGGCAGACGGTAACGCGAGCTGTCGATAACATCATCCAAGACGGCTTTACGCTGGAGCCGCAGACAGGCGATCCGGTAATAGATCGCGACTTGTACGACAGGTGGCAAGCATGGTCTAGTTCGCCGGAAGAATGCGACGCACAGGCAGAGTTTACCTTTCATGATTTTGAGCGTTTCAACTGCCGCGCGATGCTCGTCGATGGCGACATTATCGAAGTCGGCACCGACGAAGGCACGCTGCAAGCCTGGGAAGCACACCAGATTCGCACGTTCACGCAGCGAGAAAACACCATCTTCGGCGTGGAGATGGATCAGTTTCGCAAGCGAATTAGCTATTGGCTTATTGCCGATCCGATCAATCCGCATCGAAGCAAGTCGCAGGAAGTGCAATTGCAAGTCTGGTCTGAGGATGGCTATCGGCAAATCTTTCATACATACAACCCGCGACGCATGACGCAGACGCGAGGCATTACGGCTTTTGCGCCGATATTTCCAGTGGCGGGAATGCGAGAGGATATTGATTTCGCAATGCTCGTTCAGCGGCAGGTGGCGTCGTGCTTTGCGATATTCCGCAAGCGGCAATTTATCCCAGAAGCACCGCACCTAACGCCGAGCTATGGTGAGAGCACAACCGAGGTTAGTGGGACTGGCGAAACGCGATACATCGAAAACATTGCACCGGGAATGGAAATCATCGGACAGCCTGGAGAAGAACTGCAAGGGTTTTCACCTGATATTCCGGGCGCAGGCTATGAGTTCCAGCTCAAGACGATTTTGCAAACCATTGGTGTCAATCTTGGCTTGCCGCTTTGTTTAGTGCTGATGGATGGGAGCGAAACCAACTTTTCCGGCTGGCGTGGTGCTGTCGATGAGGCGCGCAAAGGCTTCAAGGCGAACCAGCGCAATATCATCAAGCGATTCCATGAACCAGTCTATCGCTGGAAAGTGCGTCAATGGCTCGCCGAAGATGCCGCACTTCGCAGCATACCTTCGACGGTTAACGTGTTCGGGCATCACTGGTCGGCACCTGTATGGGAATATATCGATCCAGTGGCTGACGCTCAAGGCGATCAAATCCGACTGCAAAACGGTCTGATCAGTCCGCGCAGACTGCATCAGGAGCGTGGTCGCGATTGGGAAGTCGTAGCCGACGAGACGATAGCGGATATGGAATACGCGATCACCAAAGCTAAGGAAGCGGCACGTCGCATCAATAGCAGGTTCACTGACGCACCGATTCACTGGCGGGAACTGATTAGCCTGCCGATGCCAACCGGCATTCAGATGTCGATGCAAGATCCGCAGGTAGTAGCACAGCAAAGCGAACTGGGCAGTGGTCAAGAAGATAGCGAATCGACAGGCACAACTTCGGGCGAGGATGCAGCGAAAGTATCCGATACTGCTCTAAACGGTGCGCAGGTCACAGCCGCTTCGCAGATTGTCGAAAAAGTTGCTGCGGGAATTTTGCCGAGGGACTCAGGTATATTCCAATTGGTATTCTTTTTCCAACTAACGACCGAGCAGGCCGAGCAGGTAATGGGTGCAGCAGGAACAGCAGGGTTTACGCCAGCGGGCACAACGCTAGATTTGTCGTCACCTACTCCCGCTATCGAAACACAAGAAGAAGAAATCGCACCGCAAGCAGGTTCAGGTGAGTTCAAAGAAATCAGTCGTCAGCAGTGGAACCGCAATCGCAAGGCGATTAACGACATCCTGCAAGAGTTAATATCAGGCACAATGTCGAAGGCTATGGCAGAGGTAATGCTGGGCGGGCTAGGGCTGGCACCTAGCAGCGTCAAAGCGTTAATCGACGACGCCACTGATGGAACAATAGACGCTCCAGAACTAAAGGAGCCTAACGATGCAACTTGACACGGTAGCCAAGTACGAGTCAATCAACTTTTCACCACCGCAGGGCGTTCGCGACGAAGCGCAAAAAGGACTTGATTGGCGCAAGAAATACGGTCGCGGCGGAACTGCAGTCGGTGTCGCAAGAGCACGCGATTTGAGCAACGGCAAAAACATTTCACCTGAAACGGCTCGACGCATGAAGGCTTATTTCGATCGTCATGAAGTCGATAAAAAAGGCGAAGGCTTTACTCCAGGCGAAGACGGTTTTCCATCGGCTGGCCGCATTGCATGGGCACTGTGGGGCGGCGATCCCGGTCAAGCGTGGGCAAATAAGTTGGTTCGACAAATGAATGCAGAAGATAACGCAAAGAGTTCTATTGTCGCTGAGGCAGGCGCAAACGAAATCAAACTGTATGGACCAATCGGCTATCCAGGCATCACTGCACAGCAAGTCAAGCAGCAACTCGACGCAGCAGATCCGCAGAGACCGCTATTGGTGCGCATCGACAGCGAAGGTGGCAGCGTTTTCGATGGAATGTCGATTCATGACGCGATCGCAAATTGGCCGGCGGGTAGTCGCGTTGTCATCGAGTCGGCAGCATTCTCAATTGCGTCATTTATCGCGATGGCAGGCGAATCAGTCGAGATTACCGAAAATGGCTACGTGATGATTCATTCGCCATACACACTGACCGAAGGCGATCGCGAGGATCACCGCAAGACAGCGGAATTACTCGATAAATTAGAATCTTCGATGCTTGCAGCCTACAGCGAGCGTACTGGCAAGACTGCTAGCGAAATCAAAGAAATCATGCAAGGCGAGACATGGTACACAGCAAGCGACGCGAAGGACGCAGGTCTAGTCGATAGCGTGCTATCGTCTCGCAAGCAATCGAGAACAATCGAATCACAATTTAAGATGCCAACGCGGGTGATTGCGTCGCTGAAAGTCAGCGGCGATCCGGTCGGCGATAGAAGCGTGCCAAAGGAGATTACGACTATGGCAATCGAAAAGGTCGCTGCGACTGCGAAAGGCATCAAGGCGAAATTTGGGAAAACGGTAAGCGATAAGCTCATCGTAAAGGCAATGGAAGAAGAGATGGCCATGGAAGATGTGGCCGAGCTTCTCATGGAAGAGCTAAAGATGGAAAACGAGCAGTTGAAAATGCAGCTCGCAGCCACTCAGGAAGAGATGGCCAAAATGAAGGCCGAATACGACGAAGAAAAAATGAAATCGCAGGAAGTCAAAGAAGAACCTGCGATGAAGGCTCGCGTCGGCGTAAAACCTATTGCGTCTTCTGTCGCGCCGATTGTCAATGCGAAAGTTCGGTGGAACGATGCGATTGCAGCCTACACTGCAAAAGGCATGGACAAGGCATCGGCAGTTCGTCGCGTTAATCGTGAGAATCCAGGATTGCGTGAGCAAATGCTTCGCGATCGCGTGTAGTTTTTTTGGCAAATATCGAACATAAAAATAGAGGGGTTTGAAAATGGCAAGTTTCGTAGATACCAACACAAAGGCATTTACTGCGAGTGCTGCAATCGGGCAGTATCTTCGCGTTGTCTTGTCGGCTGGCAAACTGGCTGCTGCAAGTGCTACGCAGCAAATGCTAGGCACGCTCGAAGATGCTTCGTTCGCTGATCTAGATGTCCGCAGCGTGCGCCTGCGAACCGCATCGGGAACACGAAAGATGGTCGCTAGCGAGGCGATTAGCTTAGGCAATCCAGTCTATGCCGCTGCCAGCGGAAAGATTGCTGCTGACGGCAGCGTACTGGAGGGCATCGCACTGGAGGCAGCAACCGCAGACAACGACATCATCGAAGTGATGACTCTCGCCGCTGGTGTTCCAGGTGGAATTTTGGCAGCAGCGCAGCAGGCGTTGTCAGGTGCTGGTGCGGTTAATGTCACCAGTTACTACACGGCAGTGACTACCACGGGTGCTAATGCACTGACTTTAGCAAACGGCACGTTTGCAGGTCAACTGAAGAGAGTGCAGCTAATCGTGGATGGTGGCGACGGTACGCTAACCCCGACCTCGCTCACCGGCGGAACGACCATTACGTTTGCCGACGCAGGCGATTTTGCATTGCTTCT